TCGGGTTTGCACCACACGTACTCCTCACCAGGGGAAGTGATTCATAGACGTGATGACTACCAGACTGATACACGTTACCTGGGCTGGTCGGTCAGGAACGGAACCTAGTTATACGTCAGCTTTTTTATTACGACGTGCTAGAGACGTTGTATCAATTGCTGACTTCTGTGTGAATAACGCACGTTCTTTAGAAGCTAATTTCTTCTTCTTGATGGTGACATCTGTGCCACCTGCAAGTGCAAGTTCTTCACGAGCAAGATCTTGTGCTCCACCAGTTTCACCATAAAGACTTAGTAGTCTTTGGTAATCTGCTTGGTTTGCACCAGCAGACTGGAATGCAGACTCTGCTTGAGCACCCTTGCCTGCTTTGTAAATCTCTTCAGCAAACGCCTTATCAGATAGTTGACCTGCACGAAGTGCAGCACCACCAATCTCAGCAGCACCGTAAATCTGCTTGGCTTGCTCTGTTGTGTACTTAAACTTAGAGTTGACAATATCAAATGCCTTCTCGCTGTCTAACATATAGGCTGTAAGTTCGCCTTCTGTCCAGCCGTAATAATCTTTAAGTGCTTGCTTGGTTTGAACATCTGCATTCTGCAGCGCATTACGTGCTATGTTGACACGATCTGTTAGTTCGGCTGCGCTTACTGAGTTTTCAATAAGGCGACGGAAATCATCTTGTGTGTCATAGAATCCTGTTGGCAATCCTGCTTCACGCAGGATTGATTCATATCCTTTTTCTGCTTGGATATATTCGTATGGTGTAAGAAGCTTGTCACCAGGGCGACCCTTGCCATCTTTCATTCGCTGTGCAATTGTTTCGTTAGCAGCAAATCGAGTCTTGTATGCCTCGCTATCATAGATGCTATTAAGAATCTGTGCATCTGTTGGCATGATATTTTCTTCATACACTTTATCAATAGACTTCATTAATGAGCTCATGAATCCAGCACCAAGACCAGTGTTCTCGAACATTTTGAGAACAGAATCACGAGCACCAAAATCTGTATATGTGTCAACCATCTGACCCATAGAGCCATCTGACATAACTTGCCAGACTTCTACAACTCCGCCAGTTTTACGAATAGTCTTTTCGTATGCAACTTTTAATGGCTCTGGCTTATTAAATGTAGCCTGCATTGCTGCAATTTGTGCTAACAAATCAGCAATTTGAGTATCAACTGCACCTCTTGCTGCAGTTACTGGATCAACAAATGTTCCACCAGATGTTGAGGTGGAAGTAGATGTAGATGTTGCAGTGTTGGTAGCAGTAGATGTTGCAGTAGATGTTGCAGTGCTAGTTGATGTTGACGTTGCAGTACTTGTTGCAGTATTAGTAGCAGTACTTGTTGCAGTAGATGTTGCTGTTTGAGTTGCGGTTGCTGTTTGAGTTGGTGTAGGAGTTGGTGTAGGAGTTGGTGTCTTTGGCTTGGCTGGCTCTGTATAAACCTTAGTGCCAGACCAAATCATTCTTCCGTTTTCGTACTTTGCATTGTTGTCAATGGTTGGGTTAATAGCCAAGAGTTCCTTGACTGTCATGCCATTGTCTTTAGCAATCTGCCAGAAAGTATCTCCTGGTTTTACTGTAACAAATTCACGTGGAGCAGCTGCTGCTGCAGCTGCGTTGGCTTTAGAAGAAGCAGAAGCATTCTTCTCACTAGCTGTCATTCCATAATCAGCTACTGCTGATGCAAGCGGATTATATCCAGACGCAATGTCTATTTCTCTGTCTCTTGGCATTTACTTACCCCAGGAATCCGAAGTCGCGGAGAATCGTTGATGCAATCTTTGTCTTCTCCTCTTTTGCTGTACTTGTGTAATCCCAGTTACCAGAACGACGAGCCATCTTCTTTGCTTCGTAAAGGTTCATGGTTCCGACATTGCCCTTCTCATCTGTGTAATTAAGAGCACGTTGAACATAATCATTGTTAAGGTCTAGTGAATTAACATCCTGTTCCCATGTATCAGCAATTGCTGTTAACCAAGGATCGGCTGCATCACGTAGTGTTTTGCCTTGAGATATCTGTTCTGTAAGACCAGGGAACATTGACATTGCTCGCTTTTGAAGTTCATTGTCTAAGTCTTCTGCGTTAAGAGTTCCAGCAATAAGACCCTTCATACTGTTTTCAAACCACGATTCAAATCGTGTGTTTGACATGCTATTAGGGAAACCATACTCCCATGCTCGCTTGTAAAGTTCGTTGGCTACTGTCTCTAACTTTCCAGTCAGGTTATAGATTGTCTTGCCACCAATGGTGCTCTTCTTGCTGAAGTCAATAGACTTAGCCATAATTTTATTAAGAAATTCTTGGTCGTAACGTACGACTTTGCCATCTTTAATAATGGCTGACTGCATCATTTGCTGTGCATAATCAATAGCTTCTGCAGCGGTAATGCTAATTCCATTGCCCATAAACTGCTTAACAATATTGCTTGCATTCAACTGTAAATCTGCAGCGTACTGACCTGGGTTTGTTTCTTTGTAGTATGCATACTGACGTTGAGTATCTGTCTGGTTTTTATACCAAGCAGTACCCTGAATCATCTGAGTCATGATTGCCTCAGATGTAATTCCTTGATCTAGGATTTGATTAAGCACTGCCTCAAGACTTGGGTCTGCACCAATAACACCAGCAGCAATACTAAACTTAGCTTGTAATGTAGCCTTATCAAGCTTGTCAATATTGGTTGCTGCTTGAGTTGATACCTTTGCGGTGCTGGTACTTGTACCAGTAGTTGTACCAGTATTGGTTGCATTAGCGACCGCTGTATCTAATCCAGCAGTTGCTGGATTAGCAGTAGGCATTTGTAGAACTGTGCCACTAAAGATTGTACTTCCGCCGTTATACTTTGGATTAGTCTTTAAGAATGGGTTTGCTGCGATAATCTTTGCAACTGTGGTTCCATTGGCTGATGCGATCTTGCTGAGCGTATCACCAGTTTTAACTGTATATGCCATTAGCCCTGAACCACCTGTCCGATTGCATTAGGATCTTTAAGAAGTTTTTCAACAAGACCTAAGAATGTGTTGGATGCAAATGATTCTGCATAATCTGGACGAGACATTGCAAAGTTACGAGCAAACATAGTTGGATCGAATCCAGTTGTCTGTGTTCCAGTTGTTGTGCTAGAACCTAATGTGTTCTTACCTTTAGGTGCAGTAGTTGTAGTTGAACCAGTAAATGATGAAGGTTCCTTCTTGGATGCTGCATTGACTGCAGTTGTGTACTCGTTGATTTCAGCTTGTGTCGCTCTGCGACCAAGCCTACGTTCCATCTCATCGCTGATTTGCTGAGCAGCAGTTGACCCGCTGTACTGTGTAGTACGTACATCCTTCTGAGCCTGTGTTCCGTACTTAGGTCCAGAGCCATCTCCGCCAGTATACATAGATGGATCCATGACATTGAGATATTCAAATGGGTTACCACTTGTGCTACCTAATGATTGTGTCCAACCAACTGCATCATTCCATACGGCTTGTGCGTATTTCTTTGGTATTCCCTTACGTGCAAGGTCTGCAATGAAGTCATTGTATAGAGCTTTGTTCTTAGTAGGTAAATACTTAAACCAGTCTTTGGCTTCATCTGGTGATGCATAACGTGCTGGAGGAAGACCTGGCAGTTGAATGCCTGGAACGTTTGGCGAAAATGTAGGATAAGATGTATTGACACCAGTGTTTGAAACTGTAGGTAGTACTGGCTTTACCTTAGAACCTTTTGCGTATGCGGGTGTTCCTGGGACAAGGCTCTCACCATTAGGACCATATCTTAATTCAGCCATTATCCTGCCACCAATTCTGTACTTAGTTCGGGCATATTCTCCAACCACCTTGCTGCAAATGTTGAAAAGTCATCGCTTGCAACCTGCATAAAGTTATAATGAAATTGCGAGAACTGAGCTTTAAGATCAGCCTTACGATTATCGCTATTCATTGCTGCTGTATATTGTTGTCTAAACGCATTTGCTTGAGTTAACCAGTAGGCAATCTCTGTCCACTTGTCACCCTGACCATCAGCGTATTGTCTCCACTTGGCATCGCCAGCAATCTCTTGGATTGCTGGAACTGTTACGCCCCAGAAATCTCTTTGACTTGCTGAACGATTTTCAGCCCACTTAGGAAAGTCTGTTTGAATTGCTTTAACCATTCGGTCATACTCAGCCTTGATACCAAGTGATTGGTATCTAACTTCGTATGGAGAACCAACTCCGTATTGAGCCATGACTGCATCTCGCCACTCTGTGGCTTTTTGATACTCAGCCCAACCACGACGAGATTCGATATCAGTCTGTAATTCGTCTGAACTCTTCTTCTGTGTAAGAGGATTGTTATATCCGCCTGGGAAGTTTAATCTCTTATAGATTGCTGCAATCTCAGTAGAGTATTCATCTGTTATGTCGCCGTACCCAGCAGATAACATTCCTGCATACTTGGTATCCCAACGACCAATTCTTTCAAGAAGTTCTGGGTTGTTACGAATCATCTTGATATCTGAATAATTGGCTGCTACTCCAGCGATGTTCTTTTGGTTAGAACCAATCAAAGCAATGGAGTCAATACCCCATTCCTCTTCCATCTTCTTTTGTGCTAGGTCGTAGTCACCATTGAACTGAGTCAATAAGTCACTGTAATACTGTGTAGCAGCACGAGTTACTGGATCAAATGTTGTTGAGATAGGTGCAAAGAACTGAACTATAGAACGGATAAATGACATATTGCCTGCTGCTTTAGCAGCAGTCTCCATGCTAGGAGGTTCTCCTACACGACCTTCACGATCCCATTCAGAGTAAAGAACTCTGTAGTTAGTAAAGACTTCATCAACAAATCTATCGCTACGTAAGATGCCAATCTTATCAAGAGCAGAACGTAGATAACCTGGAGCAATTGTATTCAATGCTGTGCTTACTAGGTTGCCACCTTCTTGTGGGTATCCACCGTAAAGAACGCTGTTCTCGTAGAAGTCGTCACCAAATGTAGAACGAATGTTCTTTGCGATGTCTTCTCCATGGATTGTCCATAGACCAAGAGGTGCTGTGAACCCATCCTTAACCAGCTGTGAGATTGTTACAGTACCAAACCAAGATACGCTTGGGTCTGCAATCATGAACTCCATCTGCTTTGGGTTCCACTTAAGTCCACCACCACGTGAATCTGTGTATGGCTTAAGCGCATCCTTAGCCCACTTAGGAAGTTTGTCACCAAGTGGCAATGGATACTTGACGGTTACTTGAGTTCCTGGTGGAATATCTGCAGCCTTCTTGTATGTGTTTCCATCTTGATCTTCATAAGCTTCAAAGTTATCAAATGCATTTGCAATACTGTTATACCAGTACGCATTCATTGGGTTCTTAGCCATCAACTTAAGAGCAACAGCTTGGCTGTTGAAGAATGCTAGAGGGAATGACATAGCAAAACGTGCTGCATACATTCCGTTGGTAAGACGACGTGATGAGTAAAGAGTTTCTTCTACTCGCTTTAATGCGTTGCGATAAGCAACCTGACGCATCTGATTATTAACCACTGCATCTGATGGATCAATGCCAGCACGTTGTGCTGCATTGATAAGCGTACGCATTTCATCTCTTGTGTAGTTCAAGAACAATGGGTTACGAACCATTTTGTTTTCAGTTGCTGACAAGATACGCCATGCAGTGTCAGTGATTCCTGCTACGTTAGCAAATCGCTTTTCAGCCCAGTTCAAATCATTAAGATTGATATTTGGACCTTCGATTGTTTCTAGTAAATCGGTACGATTGCGAAGAAGGATTTCTGTTTCCTTGATTGAAATGTCTCGATCTAAAATAATCTTACGAAGTTCTTCACTTGGATACATCTTGCGAAGCTTGTCGCTGGTTGATGTAATCCACGCAGCAAATTCCTCTTGAGTCATTACGTGACCAGCACGTGATGACATACGACGACGGTATTCCTTGCCAGCGTCGCCAGTGTATAACCACTTAAGAATCTGTCCTTCGGAATCTCCACGAAGCATCATGCCAAGAGGCATATCTAGTTCGTTACGAATCTGACGATTGGCAATATGAGCCAACGCATTCCAGTAAGGCTTGCCTTCGTTACGTTTGATAGTAACAAATCGTGAACCTTCTGCACGTAGACGACGGCTGTATTCAGCCTGCATAGATGTGCTATAAAAGTTTTGTGTTGAATCGATCTCAGACATGTAGGCTTTAGCACCACGAATGTTTGGATCTGCAAGACCTGCAATTGCGTAATCTTTACCGTTGACAGTAATGACTTCTGCTTCTTGACCTAGATTCTTGCGCTTACGCAATGCACCTTGTGCAATTGCTTCCTCTGAGATAAGAGAACGTTTCTTCTCAATCAGTGTAGATAGACCGTTAACCTGTTGCGCTGTACGTTCTAGGTCGTCGGTCGCCTTGTAAAGATTGTCTTGTGCCTTCCAAAGCTCATAGTCGGCAGCATGCTTTGCAGCATCTGCTTGTGCTTGAGTATCTTTTGTTGCTTTCTTGGCAGCAAGTTCAGCCTTAGCCTGTGCTGTACGTGCAGCCTGCCAAGCAGCATCTGCTTCATCAAAAAGTTTTTGTGCTTTTTCCCAAGGCTCGACCGCAATCTTAAGGTCACCAGCAAGGATGTCCATCTCTTTAAGAACAAACTTCTCTTGGCGACGTGATGCTGCGCTATTGGTTCCTGGAATCCAACGCTTTGCTTGCTCTACTCGAAGGCTTGTGTTGCTAATAATGTTACGTGTTCCTGGCAAAGCATTCTTGAAAAGCTCCATAGATTCAAGTGCCATAGTTCCGCGAGCCATTGGATCAACCATTGAGTTCTTTGGAATGTAAGCAAAGCGGAGCAAGTTCAAGTTATTGAACACCATGTTGGCTGTATCAAGAATCTGACCGATAGCCATGGTTCCCTTAGATGCAAACGCACCCACTTCTTGACCTTTACTAATTGGTGCTCTAGCACCAAGAGAACGCTTAGTATTAAGGATAACTTCAATTTCAAGTTTACGGAAATCTAGCATTGGCACTGTCTGTGCTTCGTTAGATACAGCAAAGAAGTTGGTTACGTTAAGGTTTCCATCTTCATCTGGTATAAATCCATGCTTTGTTGCGTACTGTGTAAGTGTCTGACGACGCTCGCTAGTACCAACATGCCATTTAGTAATCTGGTCAATAGCATCTTTGTTTGTTTTAATATCCTCGATACCACGAACACCATAGTTCTTAGCAAGCTTGAGCATAACCTGCTGCTCAATTTGTGCAAGAGCCATTGCTCGTTGAGTGTCATCTTGCGCTGCAAGATATCTCTCAACCATGTCTCGCTTAAACTTTGCACCTTCTGTACCGCGTAGCATCTGCAAGCGGTTAAGGTCTGAGAGCAAGTCATTTGCTGCTTCAAAGCGACGAGGATTAGAAATATTAATGTGACCTTGTGGTCGACCTGACCCTACCCACGCGATTGTACGGATAGCACGGTCGTATACATCTGACTGGTATACGGATGTACGCCATCCGTTACCGCCATCTTTGCCGAATAATTTAACGTCACCATACTTAGCTTGCAAAGCAAGCTTTTCTTTACCAAGGTTAAGCTTTTCTAGTACGCCAAATCTTCCTGGGCGATAACTTTCAAGTACGCCACTAGTTGCCTTGGACATAAAGTCATCAAGTGCATCAGAAAACTTAGGATCACTTTTACGTTTAGCATCGATGATAGCCTGATAGCGAGTTGTTAGCTTAGGGCTGATTGCGTCTAATCCAATTTTAGAGAAATCTCCAATTGGTTCAAATTTATTAACGCCATAGTTATCAATGTGGTCTGCAAGAATTGGCTTGCTTGACATTAAACGCATGAATGCTGCAGTGTCACCACGTTCGGCAAGTAGATAATCTCCGACATCTCGATGATTATCAAGGCGAGATAGAATGGTTGCCGTTCTATATGGGTTTGCGGTTTCAGAAATCAATGGGTTGGCAGCAAGGCGGGTTAGATTTGTCTCGTTAACAACGTCATCAATCAATACACCTAAGCCAGTTGTTGGCTTGTCAGTTGCCTTGGTAGCAGCCCATGAAACAGTCTCTTCAACTTGGTTACGGAATGTATTCATATCCGAAGTTGTAAGAATCTTCTTTGAACCTACTGCAGTTTTTACTCCAGCGCGAGTGAGTGCGCCAGCACCTTTAGTTCCAAGTGCAGCAATAACTAGGTCAGTTCCACCTGATGCAACAATGCCAAGCCATTCATCTCTGAATGCCTTGTCTCTTTGCCTATCATCAAATACATTGAAACCTTTATCCATGTATGTTGGTGTAATTTGATCTGGTAAAAACGTACCAGCGGTTTGACCAACTGCTGTGGCAAGGGCTTGACCCATTGAAATTTTCTTAGATTGCTCACGAGCAAATCTAAAACTGGATACGCCCTTGCCCGCTGCAAGTGCTTGTGGTGTAAGCAAGGCAGTAGAAATACCTTGAGTAACTGGCTGTATTACATACTTGCCAAGTCCCTCCATGATATTCATTGCAGGATTTACAATGAATCCAAATGGGCTCTTTCTTGCCTTTTCAATTCCCTCAGCGATCTTAGGAACTACAGCCTTTTCAATTCCTCCGACTTTTGTATTATCAAACTGTTGCTTCTTAAAAGAATCTACAGGTGAATACGTTGGTCCTGGAGGAGTCTGTGGTGTCTCGGCGTAGTACTTATCCCACCAGTTGGGAGTTGGTGTTGGCTGCGGTTGCATCTGCGACATTAGCTGTTCCCCCTTCTGGTGCTGTAGTTATTTCATTAAGTAAATCAATGCGATCACTATCAGACTCAAAAGGAAAACGTGCTAAATCCCATGCAACTGGAGCAAGCTCAAACCCAAGATACTCGAGGTTCTCCTCGAACTTCTTGAATACTTTCATTCAGTTTGACTCCGTAGATATTTAACAAATGCTTTCATGGTTCCAGTTGAATTAGGTGAATCAGCAAACGACATCATTAGTGGCATGTATTTTGCCAACGCAGTTAAATCTTCTACCTGTATATCACTGGGTGCTTTAAGTCCTAGTACTTCGCTACCTGGTCCTGGACCAGCATCAATGCCTGCAGTAACAGGCTCGCTTGGTCGGTTAGTTGGCGCAGATAATGGAATTACGCCTTCCATTGGGTTAGCAGCTTTTGCCATTGGTGCGCTACCTTGCATTGCTTGAAACTCTTTTTGCTCGCCGTAGGCTGCATTGGGAAGTCTTTTAGCACCCTGTGCTGGTACATCTGGTCGCTTGGAAAATTTTCCAGGACCAGATACCGCGCCAGGATTAGGTTGCATCATGGACATGGATTACTTCTTTCTTGAAGCTTCGTATGCTTTCGCTGCCTTAGATCCTGGTACATATGGAACTGGACCTGTGTACATTGGTGTAGGCATCTTGCCCTTTGCAGGGATCTTTACTGTTGTGTTGCGATAAATTTTGCGAGGATCTTTAATCTTCTTGTTTGCTTCCATTAACTCTGCAAGAGTTACGCCAGCCTTTTTAGCGATACCTGAAAGTGTGTCTCCAGTTTCAACTTTATAAACAGAAGTTGTTCCGCCTCCACCAAATGTTACGCTCTTACCTCTGTATTTACCTTGACCAGTAATACGTGGTTGGTTACTGCGTTGCTTCATTGCTGCTGCACCTGCTGTAACTCCAGCTGCTGCTGCAGCTGCTTTACCTTTTCCTCCACCTGGAACTGCACGACCGTAGTCTGCTGTTGTCTTTGGTGCTGGACGAAGCTTGCCTTCGTTAAGTAGATCCCAAGTTGTACGACCCTTAGTATCCTTGCTTAATGCTTTGTGAATAGGCTCTGCAAGAAGTGCTGCTGCTGTAAGACCCATACCGACTTTTCCGCCAGTTGCTTTCCATGCACCTTTACCAACTGCTTTAAGGACACCAGCTGCTGTAAGTTTCTTTGCTGCTGCTGACTTAGCACCAGTTGTAGCAACTGTGCCTGCGCCCTTCTTAGGAAGAACTGCAGGAAGATTTGCAGAACCGCCCTTAGCGATACGAACTGCTTCACCCTTTGATTTGCCTTGAGCAACTGCTTCCTTGTACTTATCAACTTCTGCTGCTGTCTTAAGTTCGCCCTTAGCTGCAACGCCAGTCTTAACCTTTGGTGTTGTTGCTACTGTCTTTGGTGCTGCTGCTGGCTTTGATGCAGACCAGTTCTTGCGTTCTGCTGGTGTCATCTTTGCCCATGCTGCCTTATTGGCAGCAGACTTTTCTGCACGAGTCATTGACTTTGCATTTACCTTTGCAACATCTTTTTTAATTTGATTCATTAAACCAGCTTTTGGCTTTGCTGTTGTTCCAGCGGTTCCGCCAACTGAAGGCTTCTTAACAGAAGACTTTTTTGTAGATGCTTTCTTTTCTACAGTCTTCTTAACTACCTTACCTTGTGGCTTTACTGGTGATGCTTCAACCATTGTTCGCACTTTACTCATTTCAGTACGTGGCTTAGGTGTGGTTGTTTTAGCAGGTGTCTCTTTAGGAGCACGTGCCTTACCATCTTCCTGATCCCACTGACGTTGAAGCTGAGCTTTTGCTTCACGGCGGTCACGAGCAATACGCTCTTGTGCTGTCTCGGTTGGCTTAACCTGAATCTTGTTACCGCGATCATCGGTAATGTATCCGCCTTTAGCCTCTTTACGCATTTCACTAAGAACTTCTTTATCATCTGCAGAAATTTTTAATGTGCGGTCTTTTAGACCAGCCTGCTTCTTACCAGAAAAAGATTTCTTGGCTTCAGCCAAAGCGTCTTTTCGCGCTTGCCTAAACTTTCTTGGGCGTGTTGGTTTCTTAGCCATAGTTATCCTTTACTTAATAATTCTTAAGCTTTACTTAAGCTTGTTGTTGTTACCCTTGATGCCCTTTGGTGTGACGCCTTGCTTTACCATTCCGCCACCCTTTACTGCTCCGCCATTCTTCTTACCATGAATTGCTGAACCGACTGGAGCCTTTGCTGGCTTTCCTTGCTTTCCGAACATTTATTTCTCCTTAGTTATGCTGGGATCTGACGAGTTACTCTCGCTGCTAGATTTGGATTTCCTCCACCTGTTAGACCTGCAAGAAGTTCTTGCATAGGTGGTCTACCTTGAGGAAGTTGTGGTGCTGGTCCGCCCATTCCAGGTTCAGGCATTGCTGGTTGTTCAGGCATTGCTTGTCCTGCTGGGGCTTGTGGTGCTGGTTCTGGCTTAAAAGCATTTGCTACTGCATCCTCAAGAGGGATACCCTTCTTGCGATCTGTAATAACGCTTGCCATCTTTTCTACAATCTTCATCGGATCTTGACCTTGCATTACCATTTGTGGAATTGCTGCAGCCATTTGCGATACAGACGCCTTAAGCGAATCACGCATTTCTTCGATGTCAATTGCTCGCTCTTCTTCACCAGCATTAAGCGAGATAGGAAGGTTGCGACGCAACATTCCGCGAGAGATTAACTTATCTCCTCGAGCTTGTAGACCCCATACCAATGCACGGTTAGGGTCTAAACCTGCCATAAGACCGTACTCAACGGTCACGCCATAATTTCCAACAATGTCGGAAGTTGGCTTGTACTTTAACTTGTAAGGAACTCCGTTGGCTGTTGCAGATACTTCACGTGCTACATCTGCAAAGTATGCTTCATCGGTTGCAAAAGCAAATGAAATTGCTTGACCAATTGCTTCACCAAGGATTGATTGATAAACTTTAACTTGTGAGTCGTATCCAGCCATAAGTGCTTTAACACCTTGACCAGTAACTACTGAACCTTCAGCTTGTCCTGCACGTGCTTGTGGGAAACGAGTTCCCAACTTCATTTCATCTGCTAGAACATTATTTTCCGCAAATGCAAACTGAGGTACGTCAAGATTGACACGACGAATTTTCTCAGGGGAGTTAGAACGAATGACTGAATCAGGACCAATGGAGAGAGAAGTAACATCAGTAGGCAAAGCAAGAGGAGCTTCAACAGACTTCTGAACAGCTTCCATAGTAAGGAGAGCAAGTCGCGCTTTCGCTGCGTAAACAGGTAATACATCGTCGAATTGACCCCGCGTTTCTCCGTCGAGAGAAGGACGTTGAGCAATCGCAATTGGGACCACACCTGTTTTGTTTGGTGTTGTTGCAAGTACTAAACCTCCACGATCTGGTAGGAAGAGAACTGTTTGTTTCTTATCTGTCCAACGTACGACCTGCAACATACTGTTGCCATCGCCACGTGTCCAAGTATTTGATTGGAGAATCTGGTCGGCATGCTCGGGGAAGTGAGCAGCCAAATCTCCAGCTTTGCGATGATATAGACGAGCGTAGGTGTTTACAACACCGAAGCGATCCATATCGTAATAAGCACCCATGGAGTTTTCCACATGAATATGTGGTCGCTTCTCCTTGAAGTTTGGTTCAACTCTTAAAGGAACGAATCCATAGGTTGCTAACTGATCTGCGCCACGCAGTAGTTCCGTACCAAGTCGAGATGATGCAACATAATAGTTAGCAATCTTTGTTCTCTTATCAGCCTTGGTACGCTGGTTATCATCTAAAGATGAATCGCCAGCAGCAGTAATGGTAGGAAGAACACCGACTTGTTCAGCAACATCTCGTGCAACAACATCAATGAGGTTGGCGATAATAGGACGTGACCAGACGCCTTCTGGAAATAATCCACGGAAGACTTGATCAGCGTTACCCGCTCTAACCAATGCAACCTCGCGCATGCGCTTATCGCGCTCGGAGTTACGAGCTTTTAATTGCTCGAATGCTTGTACAAGTTCTTTCATTAATATCACAATCTCACAGTTCGCTGCGCTGCAGCGAGGTCATCTAAGTTGATGATGTACCTTGACTCGATCTCTCCACGAGGTGTGAATTGATTGTTTATAAAGTTAGGTACGTTAGTCGAGGTTAATAAAGTTTCTCTGGCTACGATCTCACAGAACCATAACGCCATAACGGCGTCCATCTTGAGCTTTCTGCCTTGTACTCCTGGTTGCCAGGTTACGAGTTGTTCTATTAACTTTTTAACATGTTCATTCTTCGAGCTGTCTGGTAACTCAATTAAGTTGTCATCAGCATGCTTGAAGTTGTTCATGACACCGTCTCGCTTAGTGACGGTTCCGAACAGTGGAGCCAGAGAGGCTACGCCAAACTCTGGATCTTGCTTATTGTTTCCTGTGTAGTGAGGTCTATAACTAATACCTCTGGTTGACAGGAAGTTACGAATCTCTTCGTCTTGTGTAAGGAAAAGCTGAAAAGCGTTTGATTCCA